CTTCCTGACAATTGGGATGGTTCTACTGTAAAAGTAAAATTCTATTGGGATGCAGCTACAGGTGCTACTGCAAGTGATTGAGTCACTTGGGGTATCAAAGGTAGGGCATTGAGTAATGATGATGCTATAGACGGAACTTGGGGTACAGAAGTAGAAGTAGATGATACAGTAATAGCAGTATGAGATATGCACATAAGTGCTGCAAGTGGTGCAGTAACCATAGGTAATACACCTGCTGCATGAGATGTTGTTGTATTTAATGTCGCTAGAAAAGTAGGAGACGTAAATGATGATATGACAGAAGATGCTAAGTTGTTATGAGTAGCAGTACAATACTGAGCAGATTTATCTTATAGCCAATGGTAAGATATGTTATTACATAGGAGAAAGAGTTTTAGATGAGGAGGAGTACCCACTAATGGTTTGCTTACAAACAATATCTCTTGTTATGAGTTTGAAAATGATGCTACTGATGAGACAGGTTCTTTTGATGGTACAGCCAGCAATGTATCTTACAGCACAGGTACAGTCAAACTTGGTACTTACTCGTCATCATATAATGATTCAAATAGTTATATAGACCTTAATGATAAATTTGATTTCATACATAAGACAGGAGACTTTGCTATATCTGTTCGGATGAAATTAAATAATTACAACGCTGATGATGCTAATGGTATAGTTGTCAATAATGCAGGGTCTAGTTCTAATTATTGAGTATCTTGGTTTTATGATAATAGGACATCACAAGGCTCGCCTCACAGATTAAGACTTTATGTAACTCATGGTCCAGGTACTAATTATAATGTCCAACATGATAGTGCTATAGGAGACAATAACTGGCATCATATAGTGGTAGAAGGAGATGGTACAGATATAAACTTTTGGGTAGATGGTTCTAATGTAAAAACAAGTAGTAGTGTAGTATTGACTACTTCAACTGCTGCGACAAATAACTTATGGGTAAGTGCATTCAATACAGCGACTACCTTACCTATGAATTGATATTTTGACCAGATGGCTATGCGAGATGCCTCACTTGGTTCTACTAAAATAGCAGACCTATATAACTCAGGTAGTGGTTTACTTTATTCTTCACGAGACTAATGAAACTATACGTGACACGAGACCGAAAATGGTTAGATAACTGAAAGAATGACTCTAGGTATACACTAGGATACTTCATAGAAAGTTGAGTGCCTGAGTTTCTAACAGCTAGGTTTCCAGAACATGAAATAAAAGACTACAAAACAGAATACAATATGGATATACAAGAAGTATATGATGACACTAAGTGATTCGCTGTGATAGAGTTTGATGATACACTAAGAGATGAGACTCAATTTATGACAGCAATTAAGAAACTGAAAGATATGATGAATATAACTAAGATTACTAAAGCACAGGCAAAGAGATCTTTATCTAAAAGATTTACTGAGGTAGAGCCTGATAAGTTTGAGACTGTACCTGAGACGATAGACGAGACAACCTGAGACGTATACCCTGCACAGTATTTATACCTTTAAGTTTTATCTATGACTACTACCGAAATCACTAAACAAACTAAAATTCTAACTAACTTATCTGTAGTAGTAGCATGTGCAATAGCTACATTTTCTGCTTGAATGATATATGCAAGAATACATTCACAGGTAAGTGTTAATACACAAGACATTAGAGAGATTAAAGACAACGATAAGATTATATTAAAACGGCGTAATGATACTGATAACTCTATCACAAGAATTGAAACAAAACTAGAAACAATAGAAAATTGAATAAATGATATAAGTAACTACATTAAGAGATAGTAGAAGTATACCCTAATGATGAAGATGTGCAGAAACTTTTGTCTAGTGACTAATCATGGTACATGATATATGAATTTACATTATGATCTTGATGCTTATACTCGTGATACGAGGTAAGAGTCGTGATTGGTAGTTTTAATTCCTTATTTCATAATATGAAATTTATTACAACAGTAATGCCTTGGATTACTTCAAGCACAAGGATAGTTTTACTTATTATGATCGCTGCACTCATCTATATGAGTATAGCTTGAATAGAAGTAACTGATACCTTCAAGGATGTGATTATGATTGTTGTTGCTTTTTTCTTCTGACAAAGAGCTAATGAAATCAAAACATTTGCTGATAAAGAAACATTTACTCCACAAGACTAATGCAACAGCTTATTGATAAGTATGTAGGTAGTAGAGTATGAGAACCCTGATATTGATACCAGTGTGTAGGTTGGTGTAAGGTTGCATGGAAAGAACTCTATGGTATTCAGCTAGGTAGCTTCTGATGAAGTGCTAAACTTGGTTGGCAGAACGTCAATGGTACATTCAATTGATACGATAGATGAACAGGTAGACCAATACCTTGAGATATGATATTCTTTGACACCTACCCTCCTTATGGTCATGTTGCTATAGTTACCCAAGCATTTGATTGGTGAATAGAAGTAATAGAACAAAACGGATGAGAAGGGGCTTGAAATGGTCTAGGAAATGATGCTATACGCTTAAATACATACACATATGATACAGTACTAGGTTGGTACAATGCACCACGTTTATCCTCTAAAGACACTATGGAAACTAAGGATTATGTAATACCCTATAGAGATGGTAAAGTATTCTGGCATTTAGATTCTCGACCAGAGGAGTTAGATAAATACAGGGCTATTATTATGGTAAGTAATGGTATCAACTTCTGGTCTCCCTATATTGGTAAGTGATTCCAATCTACTAAATATATCTCTGCTGCACACCTACAGATATTCACCTGAACGAATGATGACCTGCCTGTGAAGTTCCCAGAGAACTGACTAGCTAAAGGTTGATTCGGTAGAGTATTTTTTAATGATGAGTTCGATTGGAAGAATGACTATAAGTTCCTGTATGGTGTCACCCATGAGGTAGGACACGCTATAGGATGTGGGCATTGTGAGAATGATGGTTGTGTAATGAATCCTATGTATAGAGACCTACATGAGAATATGAAACTATGTGATGAGCATAAGGAATTTTTATCTACTAAGTATATGTAATGCCTGAACTCTTTGAAAGAGAAAAACCTACTACGCAAGACTTAATGAAGTACAACCAAAAGATGCACATTATTCAATCTGATCTCCTAGATAGACTATGAGGTGGCTGGAGAGAGTATGAACCTATCCAAGAAGTATTGGATGACTTAATAGATATTTTACAAAGATATAAGGAATTGTAAGAGCCGTTGAATGTTCTAAGTGGAACAATATACCACCCTGGATATTCTATGGAGCTTAGAGTTCATTTGACTACGTAAGTAAGCCGTTTTATAACAAAAATAGAGACAAAAGTGTTTATTTATTATAACATATGTCGTTATTTTGGAAAATAATCATAACATGACACTTGATAACATGGATGTTCATCGCTCAGGCGGTGGTAGACTTCCTATCGATATAAATTAAATAAAGAGAAACCTCCCTGTGAGGTTTTTTTATTGCCTAAATATAATGCCATGAAACAATCAGTTATATTTACTTTCATTAATGAGGATTGAGATGAGTGTATCTCTATAGGGAACTCTATGTATATGAAAAAGAGAATGGAGACGGCTAGACAGATTATAGAGATGGTAGGTATAAAACAAACAGATGAGCAATGGTATAGACTAACAGAGATGGTCCAGGAAGATTTATATCTAGCACTTCGTAAGTTCCTAGATAATAATATTTTATATGTTGAAAGACCCAATTAATGAAAACACTTGCTCATAAATATAATAACAAGAAAGATAATATATATGTACCATATCTTAATAATATAGATAGGTGAAAGAAACATATACACTACCAGGAAGACTGACATCATATAGTACCAAGGAGTAGGGGTGGGAGCAATGTAAGAGAAAATAAGGTAAAACTATATAAGGTATTACATGAGGCACTACATAGAGTATTTGGTAATCTAGATCCTAGGGAGCAACTGATAAGACTACTGGAGTTAAACCATACAGCTCTTACCGATGAGTTATCCAGGGATATAATGAAGGTGTTATCAGAAGATGATGATGAGTATTGGTATAAGAAAGATGTGAAAAGATAAGAAAAAACTCGTAATCTACCTTACGAATAACCAACCCTTTACTATTTACTGTTAATAGTAAACAGTTAATAGTAACGTAGGTTTGTTTCTAGCATCATTACACATAAAATAAAAGGGGTTAGCAAGCATTATATTTTTTTGCTTCTTTGGTGCATTCTCACAAAGAGCCATCATCTAATACTTCATATACACATGATATATCGCATTCTCTTATTGTTTTATCGCTTCCGTAATCGAACCAAGCAGAGTATCCAAAAGAGTTATTTTCTCAGCAAACATCATCTCTTTTTCTGCTACATCTATCATATGCTTCTTGTCTTGACTCTTGTATAATAGGTATCTTCTCAGGAAGACATCCTCAATTATTTGCCATCAAATTTCATATCATCACTCAAAAGAACAAAAATAAGGTGGATGCGAGAAGTATATATTTATAAGATTGTCTTCTTTCTCACTTTGTCATATCTATATAGTAGTAAGTAAAAGGTTTGCGTGATTAGTCTTCTTTTAGTGAATCTACTATACTCCCTAATGGGAATAATATAGACACAATAAATTCTCCCCTTTGCTCTTTTCCACTATAGTTTTTTATTCAGTGAGCGATTCACATAACTATAAGCTGTATAAATATCCAATACGATAGCACTTCAGTCATCTTTCTATAATAAATAAATAAAAGGTTGCGTGGGCTTATTCTATTCATTTTCTTTTAACCGTTTACAGAACTGCTTGGTAAAACTATATCTTTTACTGAAGATGTATTTTCGTTAGAGATTATATGATACCACTTCTCTAACCAACTCATTTTTCAGTTATTAGCTTTCTCTGTTGTTACTGTTATCATTTGCAGTATCGTTAGATAAAAATATTATTTAGAACATCCATCATACTTCCAAGCCTTTTCCTTAATCTCTTCTGATAATTTTTCAGCCTGTTTCTTCCCTTCTTCTATTCATAGTTGGTAGGCTTGGTCTAGCACTTTTCTAAACACTTTTTTCATTGCTCATGTTAACCAAAAATTGTATGGAAATCTCTCTAATGCCAACTCTCTCTTATCTTCTCGTGTTACTGTTATGTTAGTCATCCTATACAATAAATAAAAGGTTAAAAATTAAAGCGTTTCTCAAAGAATGCAATTATAATTGTATACAAGTCTATCGAGACCTATAGCAACCTCTGTCACTATATCATCGTGGTAGTCTTTTCTTTTGGAGATGCTACATATCTCCATGTCATTCCATTCCATTATTACATCTGTAGTTATTTCTGAGTAGCTGGGCAATCTATCACTTGGTTCTAATCTAGTATCTCACACAAGGGAGCTAAGAAGTAGGTCTATATATTCTACTATTCTACCATAATAATCATCTGCTGTTGTATTGGAGTATATTACTTGGAACTCTAGCTGATAGAACTCTTTTAATCTCATGTGCTTCAAAACCTTATCTTGTTCTCTCCTGAAAGACTTACCTGCTTGTCGTACTACAATAGGCAATCTTGTTTTTGGTTTGTTGTGTGGGTTTAGTATGTGGTCTGCATAGGCAAAACTCCCCATTGTAGTCTCTGGTCTAAGAGCTAAGTCATCTACTTTGTAGTAATCATCTTCTGTATAGTTTTCATTCAAAAGATCAATTGGGGTCAACTGACTAGCTTCCACTCTCTGAAAATCAAAAGAGTGATTTATTGTTTTTAGGAAATGTTTTAGCTGTTCGCTGATATTCTTTACAAAAAACTCTCTAAGCTCTATGTCTTTTTGTGTTCGGAAGAGTAGTCAGTTGTTTTCGTAAATTTTTAGCATTTTATATAGAAAACTAAATAGAATATTTTGATTGTGATTAGTTTATTTTTGTATTTAGGTGGTCGGTATATTTTCAATCCAAATGGTTTCCCTCTCTTTATTATTTTTGGCATAGGTGTAATGTGGATAAAAACTATGATTGTGGAAAATGTTTTTTGAGGATATTCTCCATCCAATAACCACATCCACTTCCTCACAATCACATATCTATTCTTACTTGATTTCTTATCTCATCTGCACACTCCTCATACTTATCCTTCTCCTTCTCAAAGCCAAAGTCTATTAGTTCTTGTTCTTCCAGTAGTCAAAGAGGAGTTCAAAATGATGCTCTACCATCTGGTGTATTAAAATATACCGTTCATTTACTATTTATGTTAGCACTCCATCAGTTCTTATGTGTTCGTTTCATTACTCTCATTGGTTAGGGGGTAAAACTTAATATATGGCATATAACATCTACTGTCCATCAGTTCCCACATTGCTTGTATCTTTGGGTATCTGACATCATTCTTTTCTGTCGTGGCACGAGAGTATAGTCGTCTGGAAGTGTTTGTAATCTCTCACATTCTCTTGGTGTTAGTTTTCTTATTTGTCATAATCTTATTATTTGCTTTGGTTGTTTATGGTCAGTTGCAGATATTGTTCATATTTTTCATTCGTCTGTGTGTACTCGGTGTCTTGAGTTTGTTCACTTACCAGTTCAAACTGTAGTACCAACAACCTTTATCGCTCAGTCCATCTTTAGATTGCTTTTCTCAAACCTTTTATGATATTCTTCTGATAAATAATACTTCTCATCCACCTCATCTTCTAATATATCTCTCAGTACTACTCACTGATCTTGTGGTTGTGGTACAAATCAGTCATTGATATTAGTCCAATATAGCCTATTTCTGTTCTGAGCAGATACTAGAGCTGAGTTTATCAATACTGGGTGGCAAGCAATAGCTTCGTTCACATATACTTGAAAGTCTTTTTTCATCTTCACATTCTCAAACAGGAACTTTGCTTGTGGGTTATGTTCTAGTAAGTGATCTCTTATATCTATCATATCCCACATCAACTGTCATCTAGGGTCTCTATCTCATAATCACTTACCTGCTATACTTCGAGACTGACAACTAAAGCCTGCGAACAGTAGGTCTATACCACCCCAGTCAATGTCTCGTGTTTTCCGTTCTCTAATATCTCCTAGTTGTATAGTATTAGGATGCCTGTGCTGTGTAACAGCTATAGCAAACTTATCTATTTCACTGGCATAGTAAGCATCAATAGGTATTCATAATCTTCTTAGTGCTACCTGTCAGCAGGATATTCAGTCGAATAGAGATAGAATATTCATTACTCTCATTGGTTAGGGGGTAAAAGGTCTGTGTTCTCGAGGATAAAAGATTATGAGCTATATCGCCTTTTTCTTTTTAAGCCACAGTCTTTACATACCCTATATTGATGATTGTGTCAATACGATGTTACCACATCTTCTATATCCACCCATTTATCAAAATTGTGAATAAATAATGTGCATCTTATTCGTTTAAGTAATTTTATCATCTTCTAATAATATCAAATAAAATACCTTTATTCCTTATTCAACTCTACCCTTAGTTTCCCTAATAGATAGTCACAGGTAGCGTTTATCTTAGTATTCTCCTCTCTCATTTTCCCAATAGTCTGTTCAAGTTGTGCTATATATCCCCAGATAAGCGGATACTCCTTCTCTACCTTAAGAGCCTCATCTTGTAGTGTTACTTTTGGTGTTTCTTCTACTTTCTTCTCTGTTGTTTTTTTAGTTGCCATTATGGTAATAGTATATTAAAATAAATGTGTTATTCTTGCAATCTGTCCATGTTCAGGGTGATGTATAAATCACTCAAGAGCTTTAGGTGTTAAGGTGAATCAATTTCTATGATGCCATCCATCTGTTCAGGAAGGAGACCTAAGAGTCTCGAATGTGACCCCTATATAATCCTTAGACACCTTGTGATGTAGATGATGAGAATATATATACCTTTTATCACACTGTGACCGTAGAGGTGTTTCACTAGCCATAAGTAGCGGCATATCAGCTTGTTTTGCTCCATCCCCATGTGTTACACAGATAAGGCTACTACCATAGTCGTAATACTTCCTATGTTTCATATCAACATCAAAGGTTATATTCTTGTTATTATTGAACCAAGCAGATAAGCTATCGCACAACATAAAACCGCTCATAAAATCATGGTTACTTGGACAGAATAAAAAGTCTACATCAGCTACTGCGATAAGTTGTTCTAACACCTCTATCAATAGTCTCTGTGCGGTCTTATAGTTACTATACCAGGTACCATCAGTATCAAGTACTGTTCATCAGGTAGTGGTTCACTTAGGAGTATCGAAATGCAGTACATCATTCCCTCATACTACCAGGATTCTATTTATGGGGAATCCTCCTGCTTTATCTAGTATCCCCTGTACTCATTCTTTTACTCTTTGGACAGCTATCTGATTATTATATTCCTCTCCTGTCTCAAAACTATCAGCTAATTTACCTATATGGACATCAGCTAGGTCTATAACTAAAAGATGGGAATCCTTCATCTTACTCCTCTTTAGTTTAGGATACTTAGGAGCGTACTTCTTCATCTCCTCTATAAGCTCATCCTTTATATCATGGTATGACAGGATCTTATCGTCCTTCTTGAAACGTATAGACACCCCTTCTTCGCTAATCCATCCTCCTGATACTTCCTGAGCAGAAAGCCCATACTTAGCACGCAGTGCCTCCAGGGGATTGTCTAGTTTTTTAATAGCGTTACTTACCGTCTCCTTGTCGCATGTCTCTCAAGGATTCTCTTTAATTCGCTTTCTTGCTGTACTTCTTAGTGAAAATCATTCCTTATCTCTTTCTTCTTTTACAAAGTTAAGAAATTTATGGTCAGTGCTTTTAGCCATTGTATTTTATAAAGTAAATACTAATCTAATCCTTCTAACAGCTTAAGAGAGGCATCGGCTACATGAAATCTAATAATATCATCTTCCCTGCATGTACTTGTCTGATTCTTTAGACGCATGTATATGTCCATCATATACCTCTCTAGTGCTGTAATTGCTTTATCTAACATTTTTATTTTTGTTATTGTTTAAAACTATTTAAAGAGTGGGCTATATTCATCCCGCATCTTTCACATCTCTTCCACTATAGGCTGTCGTTTCTCTGTCATCTTTTTATCCCAAGCCTTACTCCAGTGGAACTCAATAATTTGGTTGGCGTGTCTTTTATCTTTATACTTATGTTTAGCTATCTCTAGTATCCTACCTTTCTTCCTTCACATGAGCTTCATGTATATCCATAGCTGAGTCTCGTATTCCTCATAGTAGGTCATACCACTCCGACTATTAATCTGTTTAGAGTCTTTCTTGTTCAGGTATCTAGTAGTCTTTATGTCATCTATCCATTCATCTGTAAGGTTATCAACGTATCAGAGTATAGGCACTCAGAAGAGTTCACCCTTTATCTCATACTGAGGTTCTCACACCTCAAACTTCAACCCCTTAGAGTTATGCTTCAGTGTGTCGTAGTCCTGTAGGAGTTTCGCCTTATCAACAATCTCTTGCCCATCAAGGAATTTATCATACTCATCCTTTCCTGTCATAAGCCAGTTCTCGAACAGGAGTCATAGAGGGAAGGCATCATTCTGGAATTGCTCCTTTATTCACATTATATACTTACCAGCTCGTTCAGCCTTGGAAGCATTAAACTTCTTGAGCTGACTGCAAGAAATGCGGAATTCTTTCATTATTATATATTACAAATAAATCTCTCTTTTAATCAACTCTTCTTGTTTATAGCATCCTCTAGGCCCATTCATTGATTAACCCTATATAGAACTGTAGGATATTTGACTCATGCTAATTTACACCAATCCTTTATATTCTTTCATTTAATTGTCTTTATTCTATAATTATTTGGCATATTTAGAGCATCTTCTATGTCTCGTCATTTCCATATCCTCTGTCTTACTGAATCATAAGACAATCATAATTCATCACACCAATCTGCTATATGTTTCCCCTGATAAATTATAGAGTCTCTTCTATTTCTATTTTGTTCTGTTCTAGTAGACCATTTACAATTCTCTTTACAATAATTTCAATTATTATCTATACGATCTATTGTTAAGGTGCCATTATATCATTCCTTCATATCATTCCGAAAGCTATCAAAACTAGACCACTCCTCACAATAGGTTATTCAGCGTCATCCATAGTTCATATAATATTTATGGCTCTTACGATCACATCTACCTTTCATGTCAGACCATATTCCATATATTCTATTCTTCCTATCCCTTAGTCAAGTATATCTCTCCATATTGTGCAAAGTTAAAAATAAAAGCTGGAGCGTAAACCCCAGCCTATCTAACACTAGAATCTATCATCTTCATCTTCTACTACCACTGCGTCTGGTTCAGAATTACTTACGGACACGAAAGTGAACGCATCATACTTACCACTCTTATCACCTATTGACCAGTCTTTCTTTTCAGTAGCGAATTTCACAACAGACCCCTCAAGAGCTGAGATAAACATCTCTTCCCAGTCGAACACTCTTCTACCTTCTTCATCCTCTGGTACGTTACCGAAAGCAACACCACATGCCATCATATCTCCTAGCATGGTAGCAGAGATTTCTTTTACAGTAAATTCAGTATCTTTAACAGTGAGGTCTTCTTTCTCTCCAAGTTCTTTATTCCATTTACTAATCTTAACACTTGCTTTTTTTTCTAGTTCAACAACAATGTCATATTTCTTTTTATGTATTTTGAAGTCAACCTTACCTTCTATAGCTACTTCTTCTCCATCCTTCCAGATGTGCATTTCGTCCTCAGATCAGGTTTTGAATGTTTCGTACCTTTCAAGCCCTTCGTTCCAACCTTTTCTGTAAGGTCCGTAGACTTTAGTTACTTTAATGTCTTTGCCTTTAAGTTGTGCAAACTCTTTCTTGCTAATGTATTCCATTTGTTATATAATAATAAATAAAGGTTATTCAAACTTACTCTTTAATCTCTCATACTCCCTCCTTTCATTTTCTGTTATATCTTTTTGTTTTATATCATCTTCTCTTTTATGAAACTGTGACATAAGCTCTTTCCACTCTTTAGTTCATGCTTTACCTAGGCACTCTCGTAGTTTATCTTTTCTTTTATTAAAGAATGTTGAACTATATCAAAAAGAGGATGAATGCCCTTCCTGATTTAATCCTTCTACCAATCATCTCATAAGTTCATGGCTTATATTATAATCCATAGTGATATAATAAATAATAAAATTACTCCCCTCTCAATAACGCATCAATATTTCACTTCAGTAATGCCTCATCGTAGTAGGTAATCTGATTCATCTTAGCGTTGAATTGTGCCTTTGGGTCATCGATCTTATCTCATCCCCTTATGTAACAGAATCAGAAGAAGGGTAATCACTCTTTCTTTGCTTCCTCATGTATAAGGTCCATGACCTTTCCATACTCTCTGTAAATCTTTTCTTTTCTATCCATAGGGACAATATAAGAAAGTAAAAGTAAAAGTCAAGTATTACGGATTGACATTTATGTCTTTAATGATGTTTCATTATTTTTGACATTTGTTAGTTCTGTGATACTTCTCTCAGGCTTATGCTGCATCATTAATCGGTAAGCGATTAGAGCAGAATCATATAAACCATCCTGTTGTACTCTCTGTCTCCCTACACGCCAATCTACTCATGGGAATATTCTCTGAGCGGCGTTGAGTGATGTAGCCTTAGTATCTTTCACCTTGCGTGGTTTAACGCTCTTATAGACAATATCTCAACCATTCCAAGCGGTCTTTTGCCATGTTTTTGGTTGCACAAATACTGTATCCTGGTCACATAGCACTGAGTATTTAAAACCCTTAATAAATCAGAAGTTGAAGTTGCTCTTGGCACTCATTCAATAGATACTATGTACGTCTTCTATAGCAGAGAGTCATGGTATTCATTCTAAGATGAGCTTCAATTGCACCCAGTCAACACCTTCAGGACAAGAGGGGATGGTATACATAGAGACAACCTCACAGTTATCATTTATAGTAACCACCCCTCACTTTCATCACACATCTATTCCTGTGTAATATCTCATTCCTCATCATCAGGTTCTAAAACGTCCTCTATGCCATCTATATAATCCTGGTATCATGTATACATGGCTAACTTGTGTGCTATAACTTTGCCGTTAAGCATTTTCTTAGCTCGGATGGTTCATAGGTCCGAGACAATCTTTCGTCATCTGTATCTATTTACTGTGTGTCACATGGTTATAATTAATTAGGTAAAATAGATTTAATAGTAGTTTCTTTCTTAGGTGTCCATTTAGCTCAGATAGCTAGGAGGGTAGTAATATCTTTATTCCCTAGCTCCTTGAGTGCTGATTTGAGTTCTAGTAGTTCTTGCTCATGGTTCCTGATATCATCTGCATCTATTGATTCTTTTATATCGTGTACTCTATCTCTTATTCTCCTGATAATGAAATCTACATTCATAGATAATTTTTCAAGAGAATCTTTGTAAGTTTCTGCCTGCTCAATAAGGTCAGCAGTTTCTTCGATAAGCTCATTTGTGAAGTACTTAGCTTTAAGGTGTTTGTCAATTTTAGTCATGGTAGTTTGTTGGTTAAAAGGGTTAAAAGAATTTCTTAGGTCTTGTATGTTAGTTCCATACAGTGTATTATTTCACATAGGTCTTGGTTTTACTTTAATGGTCTTGTCTCAACTTCAGAACCTTCAATACATATAGGCATCTTTCATGTCATCATGTCCTTCTCTCAACTTCTCTACGGTTTCTGCAATATCATTTATGGTCAAACTACTATCTCAACATAATACTCACCCATCTATAGTTACTTTAGTATCAATATCTGAGATGAGGGAGGATGGAGTGGTAGTCGTGTTTACTGGGGAGAGGTATTTTTCAGGAACATACCGATATTCTTTTCCTTGGTAGTCCCTATGTATATCATCATAACTATTAATAGTCCTCCATCCATTACTGGAAAGAACTATATATGGTTCCTCATCATCCTTTCCATCCTCAAAGTTAAATCACACTACAGTAGTCTCTTCCTCCTCAAATATAACCTTATCTCATACCTTGTATTTGAGGTCAGGGGTTTTGGGTTTATGGAGCTTGAATCTTAATAAACTATTTCCATGATTACTTTTTCAATCCTCTCTCTCAATAAAATCTGCAGAATATTTACGCCAATTCAGTGATTTTATAGTATATAAGTTTCACACAACTCAAGCGTATCAGCAACTAGACTCCTCCACACACTCTACAATATCACCCACTTTAAACTTTTGCTTTTCACTCATAATAATATATTAATAAATAAAACTACTCCTCCTCTGGTTCGGCCATTACTTTCTCAGCAAACTCTTGTAGTCTATCTAGTAATTTCTGGTTAGAAATATAAAACAGATCATCTTCCATATATGTAGCATTATCCAACAACTGTCCTAATCTCATCTCAGGGTACACTGACCATACTTCCAAAAGTTTATCGAGCACTATCCTGTTATTACTTGTCGTCATGGTGGTTTAATGTCATAATCTAAAAGGTCATCTATCAGTTGTATTGCATTCCTTACGCCATGTCTTGAGCTGCCTATATATCAATTATTCTTCTGTATTAGTGCTGGGAACTTAGTAGTGATTCATCTTTCCATACCCTCTTCCTTGTACCATTTACCGCACCAGTAGTTCGTCTCACAAATCCGTATATCCCATCATCTATATTTCTTTATCACCTTGTGCATTGGGTTGGTTAGGGGATAAAATAGGCGTGGTCTCCTGGAAATGTATGATACCCATCACATTAAATAATACAGCACATAGGTGGTCTTCCCCTCTAGGGTCTAGCTTATACTGCATGAGGTGTCTCAGCGCTGATTCATACATCCTCTCTACTGGTATACCTTTCTCTCGATTGCGTTCACCATAGTGTTCTGCTCACTTAGCCATATGATGTCAGAGCCTCTCAAGGGCATATGGGCTTATAAGGTCAAAACGTGGTTTTCAATCGTTAGTATCTCTTACTGCTCAGGTATCAAAATGTTGCATGTGTTATAATTAAGTAATAAAAATAGGAAACCTATTTATGTGACAAATCGTCATTTCTTCTTTAATCTTATTCTATTACACAGCTCTCTGTATAACTTATTGTTCCGATCCTTTATGATTTTGTTATTAATTTTCATCTCTTCTATCTTATCCTCAAACGTTATACTTGCATCATCCATTATGTCCCTGAAGTTCCTCATGTTGTTCCCATACTAATTAAAGAACTATGCGGTATACTGTATCAGTGTTCGTTCATCGTTATCTCTGAATACTTATCCTCGTAGTGTTTCTGCCATAGGTCGTATACTAGGTTAAACTCCGCATGTGGTAGTCCTATTCTTGACTTATCCACTATCAGCTTAGTACCTGCGTATCTTGGGTTATCACATAGGTTGTGAGTCAAGCAGCTTTCTATCCTATTTTTATCTATCCTCTTCAGTAGTATAGCTGTCGTTCCTTCCTTCCCGATATTACTACTACCATGGAAATCGAATATAGTAGGATCCTTGTCTTTATCTTTATTGTTTCTAAGATGTGATACTAGGACTATAGGTTTTCTTATGATGTCAGTTGTAGTTTTCAGTGCTCTCATCACCCTACCAAGTTCTTGCTGTTCACTGCCTCAGGACGAGAGGTCTAGGTAGTGTAGATGGTCTATCACTATCATATCCGCAGAGTCTCTAAATTCTGTGATGTACTTTATCAGTTCGTCTACATTGGGTATCTTCGACTTCTTAAACACTAGTATATTGTCAAGTATTCCCTGGTCAGTACTAGATATAATCTTAGTCTCCCTGTCTGTGTTATCTGTTATATTGAATCTATAGTCAGTAGTAGATACATTAGTGCCTCAATCTTTATTAATTCCTCTTTGTAGGTATCTATACGCCATCTCGTAGATGTCTCATTCTAGTGTAAACATTAGCACTTTCTTCCCCCTAGATGCGTTAGTTAATGCTATATTATAGGCTATATCTGACTTCCCCACTCCTGTATAGGCTCACACTAAGACCAGCTCACTGTTTCCTATTCATCACAGGTAGTCGTCAAGTATATCTATTCAGTATTTGCACATATTATCGAGACTTATACTAGCTCTTTCCTCTTGTGCCTCTACTAGTAGGTCTCCGAATGTTATGAATTTGTCGAGCATAGTTAGTTAGTCAAGTAAATCAGGGTTCTCGTATATATTTCATACTACTCTAAAGGGTATATTTTCTAACTCATCTATCTTTTCTGTATATAACCATTCAGCTAGGTATGGATGTTTCTGACCGTCTATTGACCTCTTGTCTGTTTTCCAATATAGTTTATATCAGAACGACCCTTTATCGAAATATACTTCTCAATACTCCTTCTCTCAGTCAAACTCAACTATATCCCCCTCATAAATCTCTTTTCAGTTCTTATCTTTTAGTCAGGTGTATTGCACTATTACCAACTCATTAGGTTTTTCTACAAAAAATGTAGTAAATGATTCGTCTGACCTACTGCTCTCTATCTTATAAGATGTTATCTTGGTTCACCCAGAAGTCTCACAGAAATGTATGTCTGATAAATCTCTCATTCTACCCTCGTGTAAAACTCTAAATTTAATTTCTCTCATTATTATCTATCCTCAAGAGGTAAAAGGTCTAGGAACTCCTTTAGGTATTCTGTGTATTCCTGCTCAGTGTAATCAATCTCTTCTTTCTCGGCGTAGTCTGTTTCTAGTAAGTCATTGTTTTCCTGTTCAGTCCAACTCATAATGTTAGTGGTTAAGTATTAAAAAACTCCTGTAATCAGTTAGCTTGTTTTAGGAACTTATAGAGGGTAAAACGGTGGGAGGCATAATCACTTCATTCTTTCCTGTTCAAACAGTCCTGAAGATACTTCTGTAATCCCTCAATCATCTCATCAAGAGTAAACTCTTTCCTTCTCAACACGAAAGCATCATATAATAACTTTGTGATCTTGGAAGTCTTTGGTAATTGTTTAAATCATGGTTTATTTACTTTTGTACTATTCCGAACAGAAATAAACTTTTCTAATTCTTTTCTTTTAGTATCATTTACATTATCATTATCATTTACATTATCATTAAGGGGGGGTTTATTTTTATCAAGGGGGGGGTTTTTTCTTGGCCTTCCTCCTAGCTTCCCATATTCTGCTCATAATTTTCAAAACTCTTTTCATTTTATTCAATGCACTCATTGTCTGCTACAGACATCGTACTTCTTGTTAGTGGCATCAATATTTGGCTTCATAAGTCAGAATATCATATCTACTAATGTGTCATCACATTCTATATTCTTATTGTCTAATCAGTATGCAAGTATCTTTTCTCGTGCTAGTAGCTGTGACTCCTGGGGTAGCTTCTTAATGGCCTCATAGTAGCTGCGATATACAACAAAACTCTCTCTTTTCATGTTTATGATTTATGGGCTAAAATATGGCAAGACTTACATAGCGTTTGTCAATTGGAGATATCAAGTCTTAAGTCGGGGTATTTAGCAAATTCTTTTATGTGGTGTGCGTTCAACTCTCACCCTACTCTTCAACAATACTGGCAACAATACTCATCTCTTTTAAATACATCTTCCCTCCATGTTTTATATTCAGTGCTATTTCTTATGGTTTTATTTTCACTGGTTATACCGCCTTTCCGATTCCAGTGATACTTCCCACACCTAGATTTCTCAATATCCCTATCAAACTGGTTCTTGAACGGAATGAAAGCAATGTCTACTATTTGATCCCCTGAGCAGTATTCTTTTCCATTGTGATGACTCCTCATAAGTCTCAAAAGTTTTCAACATTGAGCATCTGTCATAGCATCTAGGACATCTAAACTGTCCTGATACAGCATAAAACTTTTCTTCATATATTGGGTTAGGAAATAAATTTTGGTAAAGCCTATAGATGATGATGTAGTAGACAAGGATTTGCCGAGATTTGCTCGTCTATGGATATAATCCATAATGGTGCGAGACTCGTATAGTCACCTTGTATGCAAGCGTTCAAACAGTGCCCTACCTTCGTATTACAGAGACGTCTCTCCCACTACTTGTGACTTTTCGGGTTGTATCTTGCTCCCAAAACGTAGCTATGCGTCTACCTATTCCGCCACTACTACACCATCACTTATAGACTCTACCCTCTATATACTAATGTATATACAATAGTCAAGAGAATATTTCTATTTGTGCTTGACATTTATGAATTTATATATTCTTCTTACATAAGGCACAGAATGTATGCACCTCATACACAGGATTTCAACACAGGACACATCAGAAATCACCCACTAGGTCATTCTTCTCCTCTTGTGTGTGTTCCTTTCTAGTGGTACTAAAGCCCCAGTTTCTAGTTATCTGGAGTCCATTCTCTGTGATATACTCCCTGTCTCCCTTAGTCAGTATATACCCTCTTTTCTTAGCCCTGTTTATACAGGTTTCATACTGACAATTTGCCTCATCATAGTCATCAAGACTATATTGTTTCCCTGTTACTCAATCTGTTATTACGAAGTGCATGGTGTTAGTTTTAAATAATAAATAAATTACTTCTCCAGTCGGATATAGAACCTAAACAGGACTATAAACACTACTATTCATATAAGTGTTCACATGGTGTTATAATAAATAATAAAATGGTTACTACTTTGTTTACATCTTTTTCTTGAACACAATTCTGCTCCGATTATTTTCAATGTAAAACAAAATATAATATACTCGGCTTCATAAAATGGACATTCATATCATTACAAACGCATGGGTAAGATCTACCTCTCAAAAATCATCTATCCAATTATTCCACATTTGTCTAAAATTCAATACAACTCATAGTAGGTATATTAAAAATATAAGCATTGTATATAATTAAATAATAAACCTACTCAGCTTTCTTCACTTCCTTTATATAGCAATTACCTCAAGCACCTTTTACTCCATAAGGATAGGCGATATCCCCTCTTATACAATAGGGCGACCATTTATTTTTAGCACACGTACTATCATCAGGGTTTCTATATCTCTCATTCATCTCATCTAATACTATAAACTCTCCTGAACATGCCTCATCTCATTCTAAAACCACTCTATCTCGATACTCAATACCATACTTCTCTCTATATGGCTCTACTAAAGCAATAACTCTATCCCATCATTCTAATACTCTACATATATCTGCTCAAGTTGCTCAATGACAAGGACTCTCATCATTCTGATTAACATCTCCTACATTATAGTGCGATAAGTAAAACCAGTCCTTTGTATCCTCTCCATAGCTTGTAGGGTTATAGTCAATATCAGGAGTGGTTTCAATATTTGTTTCTCCATACTCTACTATCTCATTCTCTATGTTTGGGTGTCGTTCTCTAATTTGGTTATTTTTTGCATTATAAAAACCAAGTTGTGACTCACAATCTCTATTCTTCTCATTCCGTTTCTGCTTATTCTGTTTTATCTCCTGTAAACACTCCTTTTCCAGTAATTCAATGTAGTCTAGGGTCATATGTCATAGCTTAGGTCAGCAAGTTACGTTGTCAAAATCCAATACAGGCTCATTGGGTGTCTCAGGTGGACTATATGTCCACTTCGATCCTATAAAGCTGAGGATGAGAATGAGTCCAATCGTTCAGATGGATGCGTAAACTTTTCGGTCTATTTTCATTTCGTTAATAAGTGTATGTTTCATTGTATAATAATAATAAATATAAAAGGTTATTCAAAGGCATTAACTAGGGCGATATCTCTTGCGTTTCCTGATCTCAAAAAGTCTTCCTGTTCTTTCATTCTCCATCATTCGTAGTCGCTTTCATAATAGTCTGATTTATAAGATTTTCAGTCCAAAAATACTTCATATTCAAATGAATAGTACCTGTCATCTACATCTATATTTTTAATAATGACTTTTATATTATATTCCATAGTATAATAATAAATAATAAAATTATGCGTTTTGTAACAATGCCCGTTCAATAGGGTATAGTTCTTTCTCATCTCTATACAAGGGGCATCTTTCTATTGCCTCCATGGATGAGTCACACCAACCTCGCCTTTTAAAGCTATTTATTCTATTGTGTGCTACTCCTCTATTGGTGTTTTCTAGTCTATATACTAGTCTTGTGCGCCTAGGTGTACCCTCATATATAGACAATACATTATCTTTACTAAATTTCACCTTTTTACAAGCAAGCACTCAGTCACTACGCATCTTCCAAAGGTAGTAGGACAATATCAAGCTAGTCATTCTGTATTTCTATTATATCTAAAAGAATAGGGTCATGCCATATCTCTCAATCTTCTATCTTTATTTCTGCCCAATGTATACCTATCTTCTGAAACTTTCTATCGCCATTGACTTCTTGGTATACAGGTTGTCAGTCAAGTTCTTCTCCATTGGCTTGTATGGTTGTTTTAGTCATCATTGTTAGGAAATCAAATAAATCATATAATAAAGAATATTATTATAGAGACAATACACATGGCAAAATTGTCTTTCAAATAATACATATGCATTTGTGCTATATACAATATACATACTAAGGCGTAACCTATCTTACTATTAGTCATTAATATATAGAAAAATAAATAAAACTACTCCATATCATCATCGAGTACTACTTCTCCCTGCATATCCATTCTCCGATCGTCAAGTCTTTCTTCTAGTATTGCTTCTTTACTCAATACAGCACACTCATGGCATACCTCACACAGAGCGTTATGCGTTGCTTTTTCTTCACAGCAGTTGTTGCAATTCATAAGTATAAATAAAATAAATAAAAACTAACTCATCATAAACTCATCAAATACGTCTTCCTCTTCCAATTCTCGTATTGATTGCAACGTATCAATGCAATATTTGTGAAAGTCCTGTCTTGTTGGTGTAGTAATGTCATTATTCTTGCACCATACATCAAAACTTTCTCACTGAAATTCTACTAGTTGGTTATTGATTGCGATAAATATATTTTCCATGGTATTAAATATTAAAATATAAAGGTATAAGTTTATATCGCACAAATACATTAAATTTCACTCACTGCATACTATCACAAAGTATTGTTTTTGTTCTGTTTCTAAATCGTGGCCAACTACTAATCTTGCAAGCTCGGTGATCTCTTGCACATCGTACTTCTAAAGTGATAAGGTTGTTCTGATTAAACATGATACTAATAATTTAATAATATAAAAGTGTTCGTTAAGTGGCTTGTATGCGTAGGCAAAATTACTCTAAGCGTCATGGCGTGGTCTTACTGGTGTATTGTTACTCATTAAATAGCTTTGTCCTAGCTTGTCCTGCGTAATCTCAAAACATACTATAATATACTAGCATACCTCATGGCACAGCTACTATATCATGTATGCGCCCTCAGTCTTTTATGAGTTGCTTTTTTCGTAGGCATAGCGTGCTATAATCATACATCATAATATAATGAAATAATAAAAAACTATCTACTATATACATTTCTATGCCATATCTCACACCTTACGTCATCAAGATAGTCAGTAAACATCGCACACGTCAAGCCCTTTTCGCTTTGTTCTAGGCTATAGGCAAATTCAGGTGTATCAGTTCGATCAGGATACATAAGTGGAAAGTAGTCACCTCTAGTAAATGATACCATAACAAATAGCACCCGCAATATAGCTAATATCATATACAAAATATCTATAATGTTTAAATTTTTCATGTTGTATAAAGGTAAAGGGTAAAAGTATTGCCTATACGCTAGTGTGTGTTTTACTCGTCTACTACCACATAGACTCCGATTATGTATAGGATACAGAGGTCTAGTGGCGTGGTTGTTAGTTTTGTCTATAGATATAGTAAGTCGTACCGTTGACTTCCTCTTCTTCTTCATTACCATCATACATACTTATAGAGTGCCCCCTTCAGTCAAAACGCGCATCCCTTTTCCGTGCCTCATCATCAAAATAATTTTTCACGTTGTCATCTAGTTCAGGGTAGATACAATCTTCAAGATATTGGTCAAGTTCTTCTTCTCGTCTTTCATCCGCCTCTTCGTTTGTCATAACTTCGTAGTCTCTATCTTCGATAAGTTCGTCTGCCTCTTCTACTGTGCAGTCTAGGTGTTGCATAAGTGCTTCAATTTGTGCTGTAGTTTTCATAGTAGTGATATAATAATGTAAAGAGATAGCATTGTATAGCTACCTAGCCAACCAATAACAATCATATTGCTACTGGTTGCAAAGGTGACTATTTAAACTATAGAAACAGTATCATACATATCATTATAAGCAAGCATTACTAACTTGTACACTTGACTGATACCTTGCAACTTGTCTTGTTTTTGAAAGTCCTTTTTTTCCTGCCTTGCCTCCTTTAGTGTCTTGTACTCCTCAATAATGTTTCCATGCTTGTCAGTGATTGCGTACTTGTAAGGGTATGACATGAGTAGTAGTATAAGAATGTAAAAGAGTTGCATATAGCAACCTATACCATACACAATCTATAGACTGTATATGGTCAAGGTGACTATCTATTAATAAATACGTGATCGTTTTTGGTTATAATTGCATAGTGTATAGGTAGACTATTCCCTTGCCTATATCACAATTGAAAACACTCTTTTTTTTCTTTTGCTAGGTTGCGCACAAAATCTATTGCTTGATCTACTGTAAGATCTTTTTCAATAATTTTTGTTTGTAGATCTTTGGATCATAAATTGACATAGTCCCAAACAATAGGTTTTCCCTCATTTGTATTAGTCATGAGTAGTAGTATAAGAATGTAAAAGCTCGTGTTATCGAGTAGTTAAAGTATAACCACGAAATTATAAAAAGCAAATAATAACGCACAAAATACGATAACTAATAGTTATCAATACAAGCATATACAAGCCCTTTACATACGCTATAAAATATAGTACTTGACAAACAAGCAATAATAGTTATATATGCTAGTATTTATAGACTACAATTTATACAATGGATACGCAAGCAATACAGAACGTAGCAACGAAGATCAACGAACTAATAGAACTAGTAGAAAGTACACCAAAAGATACAAGAGAGATCGAGGCGTTGCTTCGTGAAATTATGAGTCTATACGCTAATTTATTTCTAGAGATATAAGATGCCTACCAAAAAAACAAAACAGAACAACAAGCAAACAATAGAGAAAGGAGAATATGTTTACAAGCAACATTGAAACGCTAAACGAACACCACAAGAATTCAGGGCTTTAGTAGATGAGTATATGACAGAAAGCGAACAACAAGATGAGTATGTGCCTACATTGACTCACTTTTGCGTAAAGGTCGGAACTACTAGAGATTGGTTTGCAGAAAACAGAACAAAAAAACCTTTCGCCGACTCGATAAAAACATTGATGTTGTATATGGAGGCAAAACAAGAACAGAGACTATATAGTAAGAGTGGAAACGTAGTAGGCACAATATTCGCCCTCAAGAACAACTATAGCAAGAACTGGAGTGATAAGAAGGAGGTCGTGCATACGGCGCAAGAAAGCAAGGCTAAGGCACTAACAACAGAAGAACTACAAGCCCTAGTAGATGCCAGCGAGGACTAGCCTACGACGCCCAGATGGTTGGATTAGGTTTGCACAATGTGCATTGTGTAATGTTTGTTGACAATTTGTTGGCTTGTGATAATTGGCTTGACAAAAGCTGGAAACGTGATAGGGGGTGGGGTGTACCGAGTTGAAAAATAATTGTTAGCGTTAGAAAGGGTCTCAAAAATTTTCTACAAAATAAAAAGGACTTATATCATGCCCCCGTAATCCAATTGGCAGAGATAGCGCGCTTAGAACGCGTACAGTTTCGGTTCGAATCCGAAGGGGGGCATGTAGCTTAGTTTGGTAAAGCACCACCCAATAATTATGAGATTAACATGGATCTGATGTGACGGGACAATAGATGATTGGGTAGAGGACAATGATATGTTAAGACATCTACATGATTTAAGGGGAAAAACCGATTTATTTTTAGTAAAAAAAACGCCAATAAAGACGTCTTATAATATTAGTACCTGTTCAGGATAATGAAAAATAGAAAAAATGACACAGCTCTCCCTAATCTATATAATGATAATATAATATATTAATAATAGATGACATTAACCTTAAAAAAAACAAAAGAAAAACAGAAAAAAGAAAAAAAAATTTGATGACTAAGCCCTAGGTATATATAAAGAAAAAAAAGTGTTTGTCAAGAGGCATTATTGTCTAATCCTGGTTAGGTAAAAATAATCACAAAGTGGATTAATGTAAGATGTGTTAGGTATGCGATTATGAAGAATAAAAAATAATTGGGTTTATCCCTTTAGAAAGTAAAAAAGTCTATTTATATTGTTATTATATGATTATGAAGTTTAAGTTTGCAGATGTTGTAAGAAGTACAGGTGCTTTCTATAATGGTCAGGAGGAGCAGGTATTGTTCACTATTGTAGAAGGAGAGAAGAAAGGGAAGGGAGTGGTTTATAAGTGAGTTATTAACATGAATGTGCCTGAGCAGTTTAGGATTGTTGAGCTTAAGGAGAGTGAGATTGAGATTTATGTAGCTCCAGAGCCTGAGGTTATTGAACCAGAAGGATGTGATTGTGCTGATGATGAGGTATGTACTGATTGTGCAGTGATGAAGGAGGTTGACGTATTGGAGGAAGAGGTTATTGATGCAGTGGAAGAAGTTTTAGAAGAGGAATAATATGATAACACCAAAAGAGGCAGCGATAGAGTCTGCAAAGCGTGAGCTGGCATATAGGAACTTGGGCAGGTTTATTGATTATACCTTTCCGTCTTATGATAGGTGAGCTAAGTTAGGAGACCTAGAGATACATGATACTATTATACAGAAGCTAGAGGCTGTAGAGAGGTGAGAGATTAAGAGGTTGATGGTTTTCTGTCCTCCTAGGATGGGGAAGAGTGAGCTTGTTAGTAAGCAGTTTCCTGCATGGTTCCTGGGCAGGAATCCTGATAAGAGGGTAGTATGCTGCTCCTATTCTGCCTTGCTTGCTGAAGAGTTTGGTAGGCTTACGAGAGATATTGTTAAGGAGCAGGAGTACAGGAATGTCTTTCCTGATTTTAAACTTAAGAAGGATAGCGGTCCTAACTGGGAGCTTAGGAAAGGATGAGGATACTATTCGGTAGGTGTAGGTGGTCCCTTGACAGGTAAGGGGTTTGATATAGGCATCATTGATGATCCCGTGAAGAATAGAGAGGATGCAGAGAGTGATGCGTATAGAAGGAAGGTAAAGAGCTGGTATACAAGTACGTTTTTTACTAGAAGGATGGATGCTGATGCAAGTATTATAGTGATGTGTACCAGGTGGCATGAGGATGACCTCGCTGGATGGTTATTAGAGAAAGCAGAAGATACCTGAGAGGAGCGGGAAGTCATTAAAATACCTGCTGAGACTCCTGAGACGGGATATATTAAACGAGACCTGAAAGGATGGGATGAGAACTTCCGAGATATTACAAGGAAGACTGTAGGGGAGTATGATTGGAATAGCTTGTATATGCAGGAGCCTTATACACCCACAGAGGGTATATTCACCCAGGATATGTTTGAGTATTATGATAGGCATGAGATATATGATGAGAAGAATAACATAAGGATACCCATGCAGATAGCTACGTTCATTGACCCAGCTATATCACAGAAGCAGAGTGCTGATTATACAGCTATTGTTACAGTGGGTATTGATAAAAGGAGCAATAATATATATGTGCTAGATGTATTCCAGGGGAAGGTACTCCCTGGACAGATGTATGATGAGCTTTTTAGGGTTGTTGAACAGTTTAGACCCAATTCGGTAGGGGTAGAGATAGTAGCGTTCCAGAAGATGCTGGCATTAGAGATAGAGAAGCAGATGAGAACAAGAGATAGCTTCTTTAGACTTGAGCAGATAAGACCTATGGGACAGAAAGAGGCAAGGATAACTAGTACACTAGGTGGTAGGTATAGCAGCCATAGCGTAATACACCCTAGAAGGGGTAAAAACATAAATACACTTGAGTCTGAACTACTCAAATTCCCCTCTGGTAAACATGATGACGTTATAGATGCACTCTCCTGAGCGGTAAGTATGCTTAAAAGTAAAAAAAGGAAATCAATGGGAAAGAGCTTCACACAACAGGTTACATGATTTTACTAGGTCTCAAATAAAAATGCCCCTTGACAAATGGATTTTTTTAGTTATACAATTGGGTATTGTGAGAAGACTTACTTATTTAGTCAAATTTTTACTATGAAAATAAAGCTACCAAAAGGAATCACCGAAGAGTGGATTCTGGAGACGGTACAGAGGGAATATAACTCTGTTGAGCAGAAAGTGCAAGAGAAGCACCAACAAATAAGTGAAAACAGACAACTATATGTAAATATAAATGACCAGGAGGATAAGATATACGAGAGAATGATTTTCTCGGCACATCAGATGTTCATGGGAATGTATCATCAGAACAAACCATCTGTTAGTTTCTTTATGAGAGATGTTAACTGAGCAGATGCTGCGAGGAATAAAGCTAACCTATGGAAGTTCGACTTCGAGGAGATGGGACTTGAACAGGAGAAGTTCGCAGTACAGGATGATAAGTTTATGACAGGTGTAGGTATTGAAGTATTCACTGGATGGGATAATAAGAGGAAGGTACCTATAGTAAAGGTTGTTAAACCTGAATCATGGTATCCTGATATGGATGGAGATATAAACACAGGCATAAGATGGCATGGGTTTGAAATGATAGTAACAAGAGCGGACCTTAGACCTAAGAACTGATTTTTCAACATAGATGGCATGAAGACCATATCACAGGAGAAGCTGGATAAGTTGATTGAACAGGAAGTACAAGAAGGATATAGTCAGAAACAAGCAGAGAATAACATAAACGAGAAATACCCAAGACTTATAAATGATAGTCAGAATGATAATGTGTACTCAGTATACTATCATTATACAAGAGGTACAGATGGTACCCCTTATATATTTGTTCTTTCTAATGATAGGACAAATGTAATTAAGGCAGTAGAGATTAAAGCTGTACTGGAAGAAGAAAAGGATGACCCATTTATGATTCCTTTCCCAATTGTTGTAAGGAACTGGATTCCTCTTAGAAACGACCCATTTGGGGTAAGTCTTCCTGACCTCCTTGCTGATAAGCAGAGGGCGGTACAGTTGTTCAGCTACCTTAATAAGGTTAAAGCTATGAATGAAGCGTTTGGTGATATGTTCCTATATGACCCGAATGTGATAGATGACATAAATGAGATGAAGATGCCTGGTATGGGACCAAGATATATGGCTGCTGACCTTTCACAGTGAGCAGGTATTGTAGAGGTACCTAAGTCACAGGTTAAAACTGACGCTTACAACATGCCAGAGATTCTTAGGAGTCAGGCAGAGAGAGCTTCAGGTATGGATAACGCTATGATGGGTATACATCCTGATACAGTAAGGACTCAGGGTGAACACCAAAGAATACAGGAGAATGCTAATGTAAGAATGAGTCTTGGCTTCAGAGTAGATGACTGGGCAGAGAAGAAGTTTGTAAGACTATGGGATAGATTCTACGAGGAGTTCTTTAGCCCAGACGATGAGAAGAACATCTACCTTAACACAGGACTTGGAAAGGTAGTATATACCATTAAGAAGGATGACTTCGCTACTATAGGTAAGTTAGATATAGTAATAGATAGTGTAGCTAAGAGAGAAGAAGAGAGAAGAAAAGACCAGGCAGCGTTCCTACCAGTAGCATGACTATTGTTACAGGATGCTAAGAGTGAGTATGAGAGGAACTTTATTAAGAGAGAGATGCTTAGAGTGTCTGGTGTTAATGAAGATAAGGCAGAATACTTCGTTCCTGATGGGATACATGAGTCAAGAGCTAAAATGGACCTTGAATTGCTTATAAGGAATGAGGAGCTAGGTCCTATTACTGACCTAAGCGAACCACACAGAGTGTATGAGGCTATATATATGTCTGCACCAGATAATGATGCTAAATATAAGGCTATAGAAGCTAGAAGGAGTGCATATATGCTATCTGGACAGGCTAAACAGGACGCAGCACAACAAGTAGCGGCTCCTGAGAGTACAGATAACTTCCAATCACAGATGACATCTAATTTGATTCAAAAGACTAATGCTAGTAATACAGCATCTTTACAATCCGCTAGATAATGAACAAAAAACAAAAAATCGCAGCTCTTAAGGACATGTTAATGAGTCCAGGGCGACAGCTACGGGAAGAAGAGCTAGATAAACTAATAAAAAGTAATGAGGAACAAATCCTGAGACCTAAGAACACGATTAAGGACTCATGGAAGAATGAAAAGCTGTATACTTACTATGATCTAATGAGGATGAATCTCGACAACCTAGAATCTGTAAAGGTATACGCTAAGAACTTCATTAATTGGAATAAGGTTACTCAATTGCAACAAAAGGTTGAAGATAATATAGGCTAAGGGCGGGTCTTCGCTCTTAGAAATATTATTCTCGCTGTGGGGATAATGCCTGAAGAGGCTATTTAATACTTATTAACATTATGACTGAAGAAACTGGAGCTGTGGGAGCTGATAATACCCAAGAAGTCGTAGAGACCACGACTGATAAACATGAGTCTGAGGTTCAGGAAGTAACAACAGAGACTGAATGAACAGAGGCACCACCTAAAAAGCAAAACTATGTTAAGAAGCTACAAACCGAAAAGAGAGAGCTTCACGAGGAGGTTGAAGAACTGAAAGCACAAATGGCAGCTAATGAAGTAAGACGTGAACAGGATGTCGCTATTGCTAAGTACTGAGAGGAAGTAGTCACAGATGAAACCGTCCAGGCTTACAAAAAAAAGTATCCAGATATGACTTACGAAGAAGCTATTAGACTATCAGGTAAAACACCAGATGTTGTGTGAAGTGGTAATCCTTATGGAATGCACTGAATACCATCTACACCTAAGTGAGAGAAGAAAGAACTAACTATTGATGAGTTAGAAAGAGGTTTGTCAGAAGCTATTGCAAATGGTGAAGTGTCTGTATAGACATTTACTTATATAAATTTAACCTTTAATGGCTTTAACAACAAAAGGTAATCTGTTGACTACTGGTGATTTGGATTCATATATCCAGAAAGTAGCAGACAGAAACTACCAAGATAAAAGATTCTTCATGCAGTTCGGTAAAGAACACATGAAACCCGTAGGCGTTACATCTGTAACTGTTTACCAACCAAAAGATATGAGTTGAACTGTAGCTGCTCTTTCAGAAGGTGTTACACCTGCTGAAACAGCATTCACCCTTACTCCTGTAGTAATCACACTTACACAATACGGAGCTAGAGTTGAACTTTCAGACCTAGTATTGAGCGACAGCCCAATTGAACCTATCAGAGAAGCAGCTGTTGAACTAGGTAACGACCTAGCAAGACAGGTAGATATCGCTTACCAGGATACAATTGATGCTGGTACTAACGTAATCTACTCATCTGCAGAAGACGCATCAGCTGGAAGAACAAACGTAGACGATGGAGATATCATCACAATCGAATACATTGCACAGGCAGTTGCTAACCTTAAAGCTAATGATGCACCTACATTTGACGGATACTACGTTTGTGTTATCCATCCTCATGTAGCATACGATTTGAAAGCAGCAGTAGGAGCAAATGACTGGTTGCCAGTTAATGCTTACACAAGCAATGTAGAAAAAGTATTCAAAGGAGAACTAGGAGCTATGTTCGGTTGTAGATTCGTTGAATCTAGCAACGTACAGTTCTACGCTAACGCATCTGATGGTGCAGGAAGCACAGGTACTGTAGACGTATATCCTACATATGTCTTCGGTAAGAGTGCTTTCCACCACGCAGTAGCAGGAGGAATGCAATCTTTCTATGATCCATTAGGAAAAGGAGACGACTTCTTGAGACAAAGAGCAAACGTTTCTGTTAAAACAAGAGTTGGTTTCTCTATCGTAAGACAAGAGGGACTCTACAGAATCGAAAGTTCTAGTTCTATCGGATCAAACGCAGCATAATCTATACTATAGTAGGGGAGGCTTTCGAGTCTCTCCTTTATAGCTTTATATAATTATACATAAATAACTATGGCAGATATTTCAGATAACATTGACCAGGCTGGTCTTGACGCTGTACTAGATTCTCTTTTGGCTGACATTACAGCTATCAGAACTGGACTTGTAACACTTACTGCACAGCTAGACGCTGACGCAGGTGTAACAGATACAGACTACGCAGCTAACTGTGACCCAGCAGCATTGACAACTACTTCTTAATTGAAGTTAAGGTAGGCATTTATGCCTCCTTATAAAAGTATGGAGAATCATGTTTTTATATGGGGTATAGACCACATGGACTGAGCAGCAATAATTACATTCGCAAGGAATCAATCAGGTGTATCAAGTAACAATATTACTGATGCTATCCTTTTAACTTACTTAAATATTGCTAGAGAGCAAATAAGAGTAAGGATAGAGGATAAGGTAGCACAGGAGTATTTCTGGGATATTCTGACATTTGATACTGTAGCAAATCAGGCAGAATACACACTACAAACGATAACAGGTACAACCCAGGAGGTAGATAAAATATCTAAGATAGAGATTAAGTTTAATAGTAATGACTCCTACCACACACTAGTAAGGGGTGGTACAGACTCACAATCTAATTTCTCTGATGAATACCTAGGTGATAATACACCACAATCAAAATCTTTCTGGCAATATAGGGATGGAAGTATATTTGTATATCCTACACCAACTGGGGCGGTAACAAGTGGAGGTAGAATATATGCTAACCTAACCCTTGCTGATATTACAGCATTGAGCACAGCAGATGACATATTCCCTAACCATCCTGAATTAGTCAACTGGCATCATGTCGTTGCTATGGGGGCTATTCCGTTTATGATGAGACATAGGAACGTAAAAGACTCTAATGATATTAAGGATGCTATAGAATTATATGAGTATGAACTAGAGAAGATGATAAAACATCTTAATACTAAGTACGATAGTTATGTGCAGGGAGAATTACCTTCATCACTTTATTATTCAGAATAAATGAAAGGAAACTACGATTACAGTTTCAGTTATAACAACTTTAAGTGAGGAATCGCTGAGAACCCTTATCTCATTCAGGAGTGACATTTTACTGATAGTCGCAATATAGATATTAGAACGTATCAGCCTTCTATAGGTGTTTCTGATGAGCCAAACGAGGGCTTCACTACCAGCAGTAAAGAGATGTATTGTGCAATAGATGAGTATTTCTTTGGTGAGGATGGTTATGGTTACAAAACTGATGGTACTAATATGTTAGTCACAGGTTTTTCTGATGATATTGTAGGTATAGCTAAGTATAACGACAACTATGTTCGGTTCGATGATAATGGCAATAGTCCAAGAATAGGTAAGATTAGTGTAAGTGATGCTGATGGGTCTAGTGACTGGACAGGAGAAACTAGTTATGATAGTGCTTGGAATCCTTCAGACTGGAGTTCTGTTAGAAAGGCATGGGGTAACTATTGAGTAAGTACAATCGTATTTAATGGTAATCTCTATTTTACAAACGACAACCTAGTACAAATGCTGGATAGTAATAATACTATTTCAACAGGTCTTACTTGTTCAGACACTATAGTTGGTATGACAGTATATGGTTGAAGGATAAAAGTATATCTCAGTAATGGGAACATATTATTCTGGAGAGGGATTGATGGTATTTCCTGGGATGAGTCAATACATATAGGGCAAAGTATCTTTGGGGCAGCATGATATGCTGGACAGGATTTCATTTTCACATGATACTCTAATACAGGGTATACTAATTTGTATAGAATGAATGGATACACCTTAGAATTTATCAAAAAGGGTAGAACAGCTGACATAGGTGTTTCTTTGACAGGGAAATGATCTGCACAACATAACACTCTCTTTTATGATGGGATATTCTTCTTCCCTTGAGGGGGAACAACGACACATGAAGGTATATACACCTATGGTAGTGCATTCAGTGGAATGCCTGAAGCTCTTAATTATGATTACCACGCTTCTAGTGGTGCTAGTGACTATGCAAGTATATACTGTATACATGAGCATAATAATGTTGTCTATGCCGCTTATAGAGATGATGCAGCAACAGAGAAGGTAGATACGATATATGATTCGGCACAAGCCTCGTATACTAACTGATGGATTGTACCTGACGTATTCGAGTGAGATGATATAAAGCAGTACAAATCATTGGAGGCAATAGAGTTGTATGCCAGTGGAAGAGTAATAGTAGAGTATAGAACTAATATTGAAGACCCTACTCTCTTGAAAAGAAGTACTATAGATGGTGGTTCATGGACAGAGTTACTAGATACTAACAATTATACTTTTGAAGAGGGTTATATAAGGCTTTATTCTACTGATTTGGATATAGCAGTATTTAGGAATATACAATTCAGGATAAAAGTATATGATACATTCAAAGATTTTACTATTTACTGCAACAACGTAGATGAGTAAAGAACTAGAAAAACAGTACTTGGAATCTACAGAGTCAATGACCTGAAAACCATGATTGTCTAATGAGCAGCCTTTGGATAGTTCTCAATATAGAGCTGATGATTACAATTGAGAGATTGCGACAGCTGATGCTACAGCAGACTACCTCATCTTTGAGAAAGGAAGTAATGGTTTAAGAAGGAAAGTGTTGATGGATGATTTTAGAGATGATATACCAGCAAGTGAGACAAAGAGAGGTACAGTAGAAAGAGGGAATGACACAGAACTGGAGACTGGAACTGACACAGAGAAATACGCTAGTTTAGAACAGTTATTTACCTATTATTGAGCAGATGCAATAGCAGGTACAACCTATACATTAGCAGCGGCAGATACAGAACAGAGTACGGCAGCAACATCATATACTAAGGTAAAAGAAATAGACATAGAATACACAGGGGAATATACTATAGAGTTCGACCTAAAGAGAAGTGGTATTAGTACAGCATATTGAAGAGTGTATAAGAATGGAGTAGCATTTGGAACAGAACAGAGTTCAGTGTCTTCAACTTATTCAACCAAGAGTGAGGATTTATCCTTTGATAATGGAGATACATGTGAGCTTTGGATATATGCACCATGAGCGACAGTGAGTCTAGTAGAAAACTTTAGAGTGAAATATGACGTATCCCATAAGGGAAGAGCATTTATAACAGGTACAGTAGTGACAGATTAGTTTTATTACCAATACACTAATGGCAAGCATAAAAGATAAGATTAGAGCACAGAACGCTGATATCATCTGAGATACGCAGCAGACAAGTACTGCTAATCCTACAATCAAGGATAAAATAAGAGCACAGAATGAGTCTATAACTCAACCTGAGCCAACTCCAACCACTAGACCGTCAGTGAGGCAAGAGATAACTGAAAGGAACGCAGCAGAACCCGCTACTTCAGAACCTAAAAAAACACCAGAGCCTCGTGAGACACCCCCAGTGGTACAAACATCCACTCAGCCAAGTCAAAACACTGTGAGGGATTCTAACCTAGAGTGAGATAGAGATATAAGGAATGAGATTTTCACAAGAAATAGACTTAAGGGGGCAACAACAGGTGCGGAGGTTATTAAGGGGGTATACTCAGGTTATATAGGTCAGGATGAAATAGACCTTATACAGAGAGATAACCCTGAACTTTTCCAAGATATGTTGGATGCACAGAATGATGCTGCGGCATTAGCTAGTATTAATTGAGACCCTAGGGGTACCTATGATGAGTCTGGAGACTTACTCGCTCAGATGAAAAAGAATAATGAAGACGCTATTAAAAGAATGCAGACTATTGCAGATAATAAAATTAGCTCTGAGGAGATATATAATAAGTATCTTGATACTCCAGAACTCACAGATAAGTTAGATAAATATAATGTTCTTCAGAAGGAGATAATAGAGTTGAGAAACATTATGAAACAAACTGAGGATGATATTAGAGAAGAGAAGGGTGGTCAAGCAAGCGAATCATATATTAGAGCATTAACCTCTAATAGAAACAAGGATATACAGAGGCAGATAGATATGCTAGAGGATGATTTATTCTTTGCTCAGACAGACTATAATACAGCGTTGAGCCACGCTGAGAGAAGATTCCAATTCGCATTAGAGGATGGAAGAGAAGAAAGAGCATTTGAGCAACAAATGATACAGACACAACTAGGTATGGATACTCAGATGATAAACTTCATGCAACAACAAAAGTCTTTTGCTCTTCAACAGGAACAATTTGATTTTTCTAAGAAACAAGCAGATAGAGCGTTTGATTTTCAAGCAGAACAGTTTGATTTTACTAAATCACAAGCTGAATGGGAAAGATGATTTAAAACAACACAGGCTTGAATAGCACAACGTAATACAGAATTGGCACAGCATTATGCAAACCTAGACTTATATTCAAAGATATTGATGGAGTCAGACCCATGAAATGCACTAGATATAGTATCAAAATTACAAGCAAATCCATGAAGCTCTCTAGTTGACTATGGAGATTGAACTTATGGTATAACTGATGTAGATTGAACAGAGATATTTGCCTGAGCTGGTAGTGCCTTCATAACATGAAATGTTAGTGATGTCGGAACAGGCAGGGTTACAGCCTATTGAACAGATGCAAACCCATACTGATTAGATGTTGATGGGAAAATATGAGACCCTATATTGGCATCATTTAATGGGACAGTAGTAGATTATTGAAGCGACCCTTCCTGATATGGTAATTGGGTTACAGTAGAAGACACTAGTTGAAATAGAACAAGATATGCTCATCTTAATGATGTTGGAGTAACAACATGAGACACTATAACTAAATGACAAATGTTTGCTACAATAGGTAATACATGATTCGTTATTCCATGAGAGAATTGAGATTGAAGCCATGCGGATATCACAGTACGAGATACTAATTGACAAAGAATATCACCACAGAAGGTAGAACAATATTTAAATAGTGGGTGATCTGTATCTCCTCAAAATCAAAAGGATTCCTTAATGGATATAGCTCAGTCTGTTATATTATCATCATCTACAACACAAAAATGAGATAATATGGCTTTTGTGCAAAGTATGATAGACCAATGAAAAACTGATTTAGCAGCTAGACATACAAAAGAAATACGAAAAAACAATCTACCACCTGCTATAATAAAAGAAGTAGATACTTGAGAACAATTAAAATCCCAATTAATAGACTTCGCCTTTGCTTTAGATGATTTCACACAAGCTTGAGGAGATGTTGGGAAAATAGTAAAAATCTCTGAATGAGTATATGAGTATGCAGGGAAAACAACAGACGAAGCATTAAATATCCTTGACGGTAGACTTGATGATTTCTTAGATAAGTTTGCGAGGTCAAGAACTGGGGCTGTAGTAAGTAAAGAAGAGTGGGCTGCATTTAGTAGAACCCTACCAACAGTATGAAAAGATGCTAGTGTATCACAAGGGGACATAACTGCTATGATAGATAATATCGATGCAAGCACATATGAGTTCCTTAATACAAAATTTGCAGAATCTGTATCACAAGGTATAGGAATTGATTGATATAAGACCTACTTTTGAGCATTGGATAAGGATATATCTACCACGCTCAGAAACCTTGATTATCAAAATTGAGAATTTAGTATAAGACCAGTTGATACAACCACAGATATAGATTTTCATGTGAACAATCTACCAGACATAGTCTCTCCTACCTTATATATAGAAGCAATTGAACAGAGAATAAAAGAAGAGTCTCAGAATCAAACACCAGCTAACCAGCCATCCATGTCAAGTAACGATCCTTATACAAAAGACCCATATCAAAGAAATATATTTTGAAAAATATAATTTTACATATAACATAAATTAATGTTTATCTCATTGCAAGAACAATCAAAAATTAAGGCACAAGCCCTTGAGGATTGACAAGACCCTAGTGCTGTTTTCCAGTCACTATTATCTAGGTGAAATCAATTGGAGTGATACGAAATCTCTCAAAAGAAATATCATCAAAAAAATGAAATGGCTGCTAGACAGAGAGAGGAATCGAATTTCCAGAGGATATTCCAGTCAGTTTGAGACTTCACATCTGATTTCGCTAAATGAGTAATAGCTGAAGCTCCACAAGCTATAGCTAATATACCAGCGGCTGTTGTCAACTGAGGAGAGAAAATAGGAAATATATTCAACTATCTTGATAGAAAAATGTTTGGTCTTGAATCGTCAACACCAGAAAGCCTATCACAAATAGATGAGAAAATTTCTTGATTCTGAACCAAGCTCAAATGAGATGTGTTTGAAGCTACCTGAGCAGACCCCGAAGCGCTATGAACTCAGTTGGGTGGTATAGCTACTGATATAGGATTAACTTTTTTAGCACCATCTGCTTCAGCAGCTACTAAATGAAAAGCCCTTGTTAAGTTAGGTGGGAAGACAATAGCATCTTGAATCCCTGCTAGAATTATTCAATGATTATCGACAGGACTATATGAGTGAGCAATCTATTCTTCTGCGTCTGAATGAGAAATAGATGTAAAAGAAATGCTTGTTGATTGAGCAATCACTGGTTGATTTGCGTGAGTATGATGAGTATTGAGTAAGGTGTCTGATAAGGTTTTTGATGGAGCGATAGGTATGACAAAAAAGAGTCTAAGAGAGAAGGCATATAGGTTGTTCGGAAAAGATGCTTGAGAGTTTATTAGAGAGTCTTGATACCAATATAGTAAATTAGACGATATAGTAAAATCAGCAGACGCTGGAAAGAATGTTACACGACAACAGTTGGAGGATATAGTCAAGAATGTTGACTATGTGGATTGAACAGAATTTAAGAAGTTGGTCAAAAACGCAGTTAAACATGGAGTAGACTCTCCAACCAATATGGTGGACTATATCTTTGATGTGAGTAGAAAATCTACTAAAGCTCCTAATCTAGCTGTAAAAGACCTCATAGGAGATAAAAAAATAATGTGAACATTCGCTTGAGGGGTTGATGAGAAGAGTATTATAACCAACCTCAAAAAATACACAAATATAGATGATGTAGACAAGCTAGTTAAGGAATCATTAGAGGGTGGTGTGTTTAATGAAAGTATGCTCAAAGAAAAGATTATTGGTATGATTGATGATGTTAAATTCAAGGATACTAGTGATTTGTGAGGTTGAGTGCTAATGAACTTCCAGAAATGAAGTGCATGACACAAGAAAATAACCAAGAAAATTGACACCATTATTGACTGGTATATAGGTGATTGACCACAAAATGGTAAAGAAATATTAGACACTATAACTAGAATAAATTGAGACCAAAGTATCGCTGCATTAAGCAAAACTAAGTTACCAGCTAAATCTGTTTCTAGTATAAATAGAGAATTTAAGAATTTCCTACAATCCTATCTGGATGACGCTGTGGACTCTGCAAAAGATATGGGAGTGAAAGATTTATATAAAGGATATAGTAAAGACGCCCTCATTAAAGAAATAGCAGAAGATGTTAGACTTAAATCATTATTCTTACAGGGAATGTTGGCTACAGGATTAGGAGGAGGTATATGATTATTCTCTGCTTACTCTGAAATATCTAATGATTTAGACTTTAGATGAGCAGCACGAGACCTAGCCTTATGAGGAATGTTTGGTTTGGTACTTAGTAAAGCTAGTTCACCTAAGGGTATGCTAAAAATATCTGAGTTACTACATTCTAGTTGAGTGCCATCTAAGGCTATAGCAGCAACAGTATGAGAGATAGAACCTTTAGTACAAGATAATGAATAATGCCAACAACACTAACAGGGAGAACGCAGCCTAGTACAACATTGGGTGGTAGGACACAACCTAGCACAACTTTAGACACAACTAGAGAAACATCTGAGTTGCTTTGGGGAGATAATAGTACAGACTACTTACTCTGGTCAGATGATGCAGATGATATACTCTGTGCTAGTTGTCTAGTAACAACGCTCACAGGAAGAACGCAACCCTAATTTATAATTAAATACATTCATGGCTTGAAAGAAAATATATCAGTTAACCGCACATACTACTGTAGCGGATACAGATGTGATTGCAATATCACTCACATGAAGCTGAGATGCCAAGAAGGAAACAATTGCTAACTTATCTACTAAGTTTAGATGAGATATAGTAGCTTGAGATATGCCTAGTTCGATAGATGCTGCGAATATTGCTGATGGTAGTGTAAGTAATACAGAGTTCCAATACTTAAATTGAGTCACGAGTGCTATACAGACACAAATAGACACTAAAGCACCAATAGCAGACCCTACTTTTACATGAGAAATTGGGATAGGTTCGGTCAATGTATCAGAATCAGAACTTGGTATATTAGAGGGTGCTACACTTACTACAACAGAACTCAATTATGTAGATTGAGTTACTTCTGCGATCCAGACCCAACTAGATGCTAAGGGCGTAGGTGACCTAGTAAGTACAAATAACCTCTCAGACATTGCTAATGCAGCTACAGCTAGAACTAATCTTTGAGTGGATGCAGCAGGTACAGATAATTCCACAGATGTTACATTGGGTTGAACTGGTACATATATATCAATAGCAGGACAAGTGATTACAGTAGACCCCATAACAGAATCGGACATAAGTGATTTATGATCCTATATAACAGATATTACAGGCTCACCTTTATCCGAACTTTCTGATGTAACAATAACTACTATAGCTTCAGGCGAGGTTCTTAAATGGAATGGTAGTGCTTGGATTAACCAAACGCTAGCTGAAGCTGGCATAAGTGCTACGGGACATACACATACACACGCAGACATAACAGATTTTGACACAGAACTAGCAGGTAAGACTAATACTACAGCCTTCACCCCTTCTGCTGATTATCATGTTGCTACTAAGAAATATGTAGACGATAATGCAGGAGGTGCACCTGAAGGAACAGCTGTCTTATCAACAGGGGAAGTATGAGGCTCTAAATTTCTTCGTGAAGATTGAGATGGTACTTGTTCATGGCAAGCAATCCCTTGAGGATGAGATTTGCTGGCAGCTAATAACTTATCAGACCTAGCCAACGCTTGAACAGCAAGAACTAATCTATGAGTAGCCATAGGAACAGATGTGCAAGGTGTCTTAGCAGAGTGAGCATTTGCAAATTGAGATAAGACAAAACTAGACGGTATAGAAACAGGTGCTGATGTAACTGATACAACAAACGTAACAAGTGCAGGTGCTGTAATGGATAGTGAAGTGGATGCAAATATAAAAACCCTTACACTACCAGCAAGCACAACAATCTCTACCTTTTGAGCTAGTTTGGTAGATGATATAACAGCCGCTGCTGCAAGAACAACATTAGACGTAGACCAAGCAGGTACAGATAATAGTACAGATGTGACCCTAGCAGGAACACCTGACTATCTATCACTCTCTGGGCAACAGATAACACTAGCACAGATAGATCTAACAACAGACGTGACAGGCGACTTGCCTTTCACAAACATAGCACAGATAGCTACTAATAGAATACTGGGTAGAAGTACAGCAGGCACAGGAGATGTAGAAGCATTAACTGGTAGTAGTGCTAGAGATGTATTGAGCTTAGGAACAGGAGATAGTCCACAATTCACAGGTATAGAACTATGACACGCAACGGACACAACACTAGCAAGAGCAAGTGCAGGAGATGTAAATATAGAGGGGAATATCATATATAGAGCATGAGGTACAGATGTTCCTGTGGCAGATGGTGGTACAGGTGCTAGTACAGCAAGTGGTGCAAGGACTAATCTTTGAGTAGCTATTGGTAGTGACGTGCAAGCATATAGTGCTAATAATCTATTAACAACTACTACATTATACCCTGATGAACGAATAGATGCAGGTGCTATGGTTGCAACAACTACTAGTGGTGCAGCAAGTGCTACTGAAGAATATGCTACAAATGATATAATGAGCGACCATTTCCTTTTTGATTGAGCGAGTGAAGAAAATTGTCAATTCAG